GAAGAGGGTCCATACGGCGGCGTCGAGACACACTGGCGACGGTTTGAGGTCAAGGCGCGTCTGCTAGAGCGTATGTGGCAGGGCTTTGAAGCGTCTGAGAAGGTGCGAAACCTCATCGAGAACAGTCCCAACACTGAGGTGAAGGTGTACGAGGGCGTGATCTATGACCCCAAGGACAAGAAATACTATGGATGTCTATGGGTGAACGGCGAAAACCGTTTCTCATGGACCGAAGACTTCGGCGTATCAAGCCCATGGGTCACTGGTCGCTACACAAAGGTAGCTGGCGAGGTCCGAGGCCGTGGTCCAGCGATGCAAGCGTTACCCGATGTGCGCTCACTGAACAAAGCGAAAGAGTTTGTATTGCAGAAAGCCGCAATTGACCTTGCAGGAATGTATACGGCTACTGACGACGGCGTGACAAACCCTTACAATATGGTCATTGCACCGGGTGTCGTGATCCCAGTCGGATCAAACAACACCAACAACCCTTCAATTCAACGTCTCGATACAGGATCGAACCTTGCTCTCGCGCAATTCGAAATCGTGGAGCTTCAAAACGCTATCAAGTTGGCACTGTTCAACGACTTGCGTGATCCTGCTGGTCCTGTTCGTAGCGCCACTGAAGTTGCTATTGAATCCCGAGAGCTTGCAAAACGGATCGGGTCGGCATTTGGGCGACTTCAGACCGAGATACTCGTACCAATACTCAAGCGTGTCGTCGCAATACTGACTCGACGCGGCTTGATCGTCCCCATTGAGCTAGAAGGCCGGGATGTCACTGTTAAGTTCACTTCTCCACTAGCACGAGCGCAGGATGGCGAGGATCTGTTGGCTGTTCAGCAGGCCGTACAGTTCGTATTGGGCACATCTGGCCCCGAGCAGGTATTGATGGCGTACAAGACCGAAGACTTCGGTACATGGGCGGCACAGAAGACAGGGATGCCAGCGGAATTGGTGCGATCTGAGATCGAGAAACAGCAGATCATCCAAGCTGGCGCACAAGCGCAGATGATGCAACAAGAACAACCGATGGAAGCTGAATGAGCTGGGAAAACATCGAGGGCCAAGGCCCAGACGCTAAGAAACAACAGGCAGAAATAAGGGAAAAGCAGGCAGAGTTATCGAAAGCCTATGCCCGTTGCTTCAATACCGATGACGGGCAGAAGGTTTTAGAAGACCTCACCCGTCGATTTCTCTTTGATAACGCTACTGCCCTATCTAGCCAGAACGTCGCGTATGAAGCGGCGTATCACAATGGCGAGGCTGGCGTGATTCGCATGATCATCCACTACATACAACAAGCTGAACGACTATGACTGAAGAAACCAAGAAGCGGGCTCGCAAAGCGAAGCCCAAGTACGAGGTTGTCTGCTCTGAACCCGATCACTTGAAGTCAGTAGGCTTCGACATGGATTGGCTTGGCGGACTGGCTGACCAGTATCAGTTCGATAAGTTCGAGTATCTGCATAAGTTTCGCGCATTTCGATGCTATAAGGCTGGGCAACACGTTGATTGGATCGACATCAACGACTTGTCTCTGCTGAATGGCAAGCGAAGGCTTGAGGATATACGTCTCAGGCACCAACCCATAAGCCCAAAGAGGGCTGTCATTAACTATCCTTGGAGATAAATCATGGAAGAACAGGCCGTAGAAAGTAACGATACCCTGACATCACTCGTTGATGCCGCTGAACCTACGTTGAGCGAGGGTGAATACTTCTTATCTGACAATGTGAAAGGCGTTGGCGAGATGCCCGAGTGGTACAAAGCCGACAAATACAAGTCAGTCGCAGAGCAAGCGAAGGCATATACCGAGCTTGAGAAGAAGTTTGGTGGATTCACTGGCGCACCAAAGGACGGCTACTCGCTGGCTGAAGGTGTCGAGTCTGATGATGCGTTGTGGGGCGAGCTTGTAGAGTTTGGTAACAGCACCAATATGTCTCAGTCTGCGTTGAATCAGGCATGGGAACTACTGACCGCACAAGAGCAAGCCATTGAAGAGGTCTCGGTTGAGGCTGAGATGGCAAAGCTGGGTGACAATGCTGTTGAGCGCATCAAGGTTGTTGAGCAGTACATGAAGAACAATCTCGATGCGGATACATACGAAGAGCTACGCTATGCTGTGAACAGTGCTGAGTCTGTTCAACTAATCGAGGCGCTGATCAAGTCAACGGCACCTGCAAAATTACCGATTGATGGACACATCGAGCCCGGCGGACTTGAGTGGGCAGACATTGAGGCAGAGATGTTTAGAAAGGATGAGAACGGCAATCTGCTTCGCTCTGTTGACATCAACCACGAGCGTAAGATTCAGCGCATGATGCGAGAGTTTGGTGGTGATAAGCCATACACTCAGACGTTTGGATAACATCAACAAATAGTGGTATCATCGCGAGATCGGATACCCCTTTTCTAAGGCCCGATAGTTTTAGGTTGAAAGACTGACCGGCTATCGGGTACTCAGTCCAAAACCTCTAAATCATTGTTATCAACTTTGACAACGAGGAGACTGAATCATGTCAAAGAATCTTTCGGCAGTTGCCGTACAAGAGTTTGACAGCATGGTGAAGCAAGCATACCAAGGTATGGGTGTTCTCAAGCCTGCTGTCACTGTCCGCAATAATGTTGTGGGCGACATCTACAAGTTCCGCCGTATGGGTAAGGGCTTGGCTAACCAAAAATCTACTTCTGATCTTGTCACTCCAATGGACGTTACTCATGAGTTCAAGAATGCGACTCTCGCAAACTGGAACGCTCCTGAGTACACCGACATCTTTGACCAGCAGGAAGTAAACTTTGACGAGAAGCAAGAGCTTGCGAACACTATCGCAGGTGCTCTTGGCCGTCGTTGTGACCAGCTTGTCATTGACGCGATGGATGCCTCTACTCCGCTGACTACTACAGTTGCGGCTGGTGGCACCAACTTGACAATGGCTAAGGTTATCGACGCTCAGGTTGAGCTTCGCGATCAAGGTGTTCCATCTTCTGAGTTGTTTGCTGTTATCGAAGCAGGCGGTTTGGGCGGATTGTTGAACGACGAGAAGGCAACTTCTAGCGACTATCAAAACATCAAGGCACTTGTATCTGGCGAAGTCAACACACTTGTTGGTTTCCAGTTCATGGTGATCGAAACTCGTACTGAGGGTGGTTTGACTGAAGCGGCGAATGTTGTTGACTCTTGGTTCTTCCAGCGTCCAGCTGTTGGCCTTGCTATCGGCATCGACATGAAGACAGAAATTAACTGGATTCCCGAGCGTACAGCTTGGCTTTCAAACGGTATGTTGAAGGCTGGCTCTGTTGTACGTGATGAGGGTGGTCTCGTTAAAGTTCAATACGACAAGACTGCTTAAGGAGAACTAAGTCATGGCATTTGATTACACTAAGCTCTCTCGCATTGGCGGTATGGGCGATTCTCAGAAGGTTTACGCTTACGCGTCACCTGATTCAATCGCTACTGTTACTGGCGCGAACTACTTCCTGCCAGCAATCAATGAACTCGAAGTCAACGACATCATTTTCGTAAGCGACTCGGATGCGGCGGCTGTTACTATCACTTTTGTGAAGTCTAACAGTGGCACTGCAATCGACTGTGCTTCCGGAACTGCACTCGGCGACAGCTAAGTTCCTCGGCCCCTTCGGGGGCCATTCTATTTCTAGGTGAGTTATGGCGAGTAAGATCGACTTAATTAGCAATGCGCTTATTCTGATCGGGGATACTCCGATTAACGCACTTACTGGCGGATCACGGCGCGAGACAGTTGCCAACAATCTTTACGACAACATAGTCCAGAACGAGCTAACCAAGCATCGTTGGGGCTTTGCACGTAGGAAGGCACAGATATCTCTGCTGACGGATACCCCGGTTGACCCCAATGGCTGGAGAAGCATCTACCAGCTACCCACTGACATGCTGTTTTTGATCACTGTTACCCCTGATTCCAACTATCAGATCTATGGTGACAAGGTATACAGCAACTCTACCCAAGCCCTATACGCTGACTACATTGCAAACGTCACAGAAGATGAGTGGCCCGTGTACTTTGCAAAGATGATCGAGTACGCATTGGCTATGGACTTCGCGGCAAGCATTAGGGATAGCTCTGCGGCTAGGGGTGAGATGGCGGCGGCCTATGTGAATGCGTCCCGTATGGCGCGATACACGGACTCTCAGCAGTACCCCACGGAGCAACTACGAAGCAACCCGTTCACTAATGTGAGGTTCTAATGGCGTTTGATAACGAGACCCTTTCACACGTTGGCGGAGCATCTCCAGCACCAAGGATTTACACCTACTACACAGAGGACAATCAGGCGACGGTCACTGCCGCAAACTATTTCAATGATGCGTCTACAAAGTTCCAAGTAAATGATGTGATCCACGTCATAAACACGACCGTGGTTTATAAGGTTTTGGTGACGGCTGTTAGCAAGAAGTCTGTCACAGTAGGGCGAACCGGGATCACGAGTGCGGGCTATGCTGTATATGACGACTCAAGGGCCTCGACACTAACTTTAACTGCCGACACTCTAACGGTAGTCCCTAATGACGCGCTGGGCACAACTACCACTAACGCCTATCTTCCATTGGGCGTGACTAATTTGTGGAACGCGGGGACAAGCTCGTTTGATTTCAGTGAGTTATCGGTAGGCGATACGGTTGAGATACGGATTATTGTCCAGCCAACAACTACCAACAACAACACCGAAATAGAATTGGACCTGTATCTTGGCTCTGGCGGCACTCAGTACAAGGTGCCTTTCATTACTACGCAGAATTTCCAATTTTCTGGGCTGTATGAAGCTACTCGATACACCTCGTTTCCGATAAGAGATGAAGATACAAGAACGTCTCCCGCGCAGTTCAAAGCAATGGCAGATAAAAACTGTACTCTTCAGACCGATGACTTCTTTATAAAAGTGACGCGCAATGGCTAAGACGCGATTCATACAATCGAGCTTTGTAAGTGGTGAACTATCGCCACTGCTGAAAGGCCGCATTGATATCAACCAGTATTATCAGGCGGTTGAGACTGCTAGTAATGTTGTGATTGTCCCTCAAGGCGGTATGCGTCGTCGTCCCGGCACTGAGTTTATCGCGCAGACCACGCGCAACTTGGTGTCTTTTGCTTACACAGGAACCATGCCGAATGGCGGCACGCCATCGGTACTGTATGGCAATGACGCAACAACCACATCGACCACAACTCCAATCGGCACGACTAATGATTACGTCGTAGTCAAAGCCGATAAAGGCGCAACCAACATAGCTGATATCGAGTTTATTGATATCCGACAGATCAGTTTGTCGTCTGGCACTTCGACTGAGTTCAAGGTGCAATATTCTGCTGACGATGTGACGTATACCGACGCTGGCAATGTCCCATTGATCGGCACAAGTCCACAGGACTTCCGTATCAAGATTGGCGTGTACGCCCGCTATTGGCGTCTGGTCCGTGTTGGCACGACTGATTTAGGATCGGCAACAATCACAGCGGCAGGATTTCAGCTAATTCAAGAAACCGGCGTTGATAGTGACTGTAAGCTGGAAGACTTTAGCGTCGAGGATGATCGTCATTACCTGATCGAGTTTACGCGGGACAATATTGCTATCTTCCGCTCTCAGCTTGTGGGTGTGAACATCCAGACCACTAGGGTCGCGGACATCAAGCCGACTTATGATTCTACTGTTGACGTATCAACTGTGCGGACAGCGCAGATCGAAAACGTCATGCTGGTATTTGGCAACTTCGAGCCTATTCGTTTGGTGAATCTTGGTACGGATGCGGACTGGGTGATTGACAATATCCCGTTCATTAACGTCCCTCAGTACGATTTTGACGATGCACAAAGCCCTACTCCTGTGAATGACGTGCAAGTGCTGACATTGGGTGGTAGTAGCTTGGCAAAAGGCGACAGATTCCAAGTCGATATCGAATCAATCCAGTCCAAGAACATTACATTTGCGGGTGACAGTACGGCAGATGAGCAAGCCTCAACTGTTTTCAACATCCAAAAGAATCTGCAAGAGATGCCAGTCTTTGGTGAGACGGGTGTAGCCGTAGCAAGAACAGGCGCATTGCAGTACACGATCACAATATCAGGCGAATCCACAAAAAACTTCGAGTTGTTTTCTGGCTACTTCACTGAGGGCGATGCAAGTAATACGGTTTCGTTTGTAAAGACCGCCAACGGTACGCCCAGAAAAGAAGACGTTTGGTCTGTTACCCGTGGATATCCTATCAGCGCGTGTTTCTATGAAGGCCGATTGGTGCTTGGCGGCACTCAATCCAAGCCTCAGTCCATATTCATGTCCAAGACGGGCGCATTCTTTGACTTTGACATTGATGACGGCGATGACGATGAGGCGATCTTTGCCACTATCTCTTCACGCAAGCTGAATGACATTGTTGACGTATATCCCGGTCGTAACTTACAGATATTTACGTCTGGCGCGGAGTTTGCAGTAACCAGTAGACCAGTCACCCCGTCCAGTATCAACATTCAGCCGCAGACTTCACACGGCGCGAACAATGTTGAAGTCCAAGACGTGGATGGCTCGACCATCTTTGTAGATCGTCACGGCAAGTCGCTCCTGAGCTTCCTGTATTCGTTCAACGAGGATGCTTACACCACAGACGATAGGTCGGTACTGGCCTCACATTTGATCAACCAGCCGGTCGATATGGCGCTCCTAGCGGGTACTGCGAGTGATGACGCTAACTGGCTGTTCATCGTAAACACGGACGGTACAGCGACCATCCTAAACACCCTGAGAAGCCAAGACATCAACGGCTTCACTAGCTGGAGTACGAGCGGCGACATCAAGAGCGTTTGCGTTGTAGACGATCAGTTGTTTATGACGGTGGAGCGGACTGTAAATAGCGTGGCAAAGCTATTCATTGAGCGTTGGGACTTCACCTATCTTATGGATTGCTCGATCAAAAGCGTACAAGTGGCTGGTGTCATCGACGGACTGGACCATTTCGACGGTGAATCGGTCAAAGTGATTACGCGAGAAGGTCTTGCAGACAAGAACGAGGGCTATGTGCTGTCGTCTTACACGGTAGCTAGTGGGCAGATCACGCTTGATGCCAGCGAACAATACTCACTAACCACGTATGAGGTGGGCTTACCGTTTGTGCCTACGATCAAGCCGATGCCACTGAATACAAACATCGGATCAGGTCAGAATCAGATGCGGCTGAAGAAGATTGTCCGCATGAACCTGCGTGTATACGAGTCTTCCGGTATCTATATCGACGGCATCCCTGTACCTATTCGCTCGTTTGGCGAGGCAGGTATCACGTCACCACTTACTAACGAGTCTATTATCCCCACAAGTGGCATAATAGAGGACGTTTACGATATTAACGGCTGGGGTAGAGAGGTCATACCGACGATTACGTGTCCTGATCCTACGCCCATGCACATACAGATGATTGAATACGAGATCGAGGGTAACTAGATGGACCCGTTTACTATATTGGCGATTATGACTGCCGTGTCTGGAGGCGTATCAGCCTACGGGCAAGTGCAAGCTGGCAAGGCGCAGAAGATGCAATTGCGCGAACAAGCCAAGCAGGAAGAATTGGCGGCTCAAAGCCAAGAGTTACAGCGCCGTCAAGAGTTGAACCGGGCATTAGCGGCTAACGTCGCGGCACTCTCGACCGCAGGAATTAGTGGGGAAGGTACGCCAGCAAGTCTGGCCTTGGAAAGCGCCAAGCAAGCAGGTCTTAGCGAGATGACTATTGACCTATCAGAACGCCTACGAAGGGCGTCATTAGAGCGTCAGGCGAAAGTTGCAACACAACAGGCAGGATTTGCGGCGGCAAGCACGTTATTAAAAAGCGGAGTACAGGCCGCTCAACTAGCTGAAGGCGATTAAGAATGGCTCAGAAGCGCATTGAATACTATGGCAGGTTTACGCCAACAGGTGTAGATACGTCTCAAGCTAAACGCTTGCAGGCTCTCTCTGGCTTGGCTGAACAGGTCGGGGACATTGCGTTTGATATCGGCGCTAAGATTCAAACAGAGCGTGGTCAAGAAGCTGGCGTTGCATCCGGCATGGAAGCGGCACAGGAAGGTCAAGCACCAGAAACCAAAGAGGGCTTTCTCTCTGCGATCTCTATTTACGATCAGGCATACAACAAGGCGGCATTGAATGCTTATAGCTCTGGCATCCGGGTTGATGGCAAGAAGAAGCTGTTTGAGCTTGAGGAAAAATACGCCACTGACCCTGATCCCGTAGCATTCCAAAGCGACTTCAATGGCTACATGAAGGGCGTCACAGAAGGCTTGCCAGAAGATATTGCGGCAGACCTACGGTTACGGCTTACTGAAGATGCAATGCGCGTACAGGGCCGTTTAGCGGACGCACAGCGAGCGCGTCAGTTTGACCTTGCCGCCGCCAACTTGAATGAAGAGCTAACGACTCTGGCCGATGAGCAAGCAAGGGCCGCCCGTGATGGCGACGATACCCGCGTTCAAGAGTTGCAATTGCAGATCGAAAATATTGGGCTTGAGAACAATGAGATTCTTGACCCAGCGGCATACTCAAAGTTCACCTCAGAGCAAGAAGATCGACTGATTGTTCAAAGCAATTTGGGCCAGCTTGATCGCGCTATTTTTGAAAATGAAGAAGACCTATCGCTTCAGGAAAGGATTGAGAACGGTAAGCAGATGCTCGCGACCGTTACTGCTAATCCCATCGATGGGCTGACTCCAGAACAGCAATCAAAGCTAGAGTCGCAGATGGCTACTAGGTTGAATCAGCTTGAGAGCCGTCTAGTCGAAGAAGATACGGCTTTTGGTATCGAGCTTTCTGATTACGAAGTACAGGTTGCAAGCGGGAACATTGACCCGGTTGATGTAGATCAGCAAGCAAACGATTGGTATACAGCGGGCAAAATCACTCAGAATGAAATGACGCGCCTCAAGAAATCGGCTCGTACTGCCGTGGCTAAAAAGGCTGAGACTACTGCCGTCAATGTCAATATCACCAAGCAGTTCACAGATCAGCGCGACCCTTACTACGTTCCTGATCAGTCTGATATCAACAAATATTACGATGAGGTATACGTGCCAGCACAGGAAGGTGCGACCCCCGAGCAACGTATGCTGACGGATGCGATCTTTATCCAGAAGACGCGCATGATCCCAAGCACTGTGAAGAACCAGACAAACAGCTATTTATTATCAGGCGATCCCGCACTGATCATGCAAGCGGCACAGCTTATTGATCGCGTTGATGAGACGCCCGGTATGTTTGACCAGATCACCAATGTGCAAACAAAAGCCTTTGCATCGAACATGGTTAGATTGATGGAAGTCATGGACCCCAAAGAGGCGCTCCGACTTAGCCAGCAACTAACTGACCCGGCTGATCAGAACCGTGTAACGGCTCGACGTGATCAAATCAAGACCGAGAAGTACAACGACAAGTATGTTGATTGGACTCGTGACATCGTTGGCGAATCCGATCCCACATCATTCCAAAATGCCGTTAGCCAGTATCAAACTATCTTTGAGAGCTACTATCTCGCTGGTTCCGATGAGGATTCGGCAAGAGCGCAAGCCGAGAAAATGATCCAGTCTAATTACACTCAGTCCATATTTGGCGACATGATGTATGCGCCCGAGCAGTATTATGCTGTGAATGGAAGCGTTGAGTATATGCGTGATCAGCTAGATGAAGAGATCCGCGCAGAAGCTCCCAATCTTCAGTTTGACCGCGACAACATCTACCTATTGACCGATGACGCTACATCCCGATCAGCGGCGGTTGGATCGCCTATGTATCGTGTCCTTATTCTTGATGACGACGGCGTATTCCAACAGCGCAGTGGTTACTTTGTTCCCGATGTTGAAGGCCAGAAAGCCAAGCTCCGAATTGAAACAGCAGAACTAGCGGCTGAGATTAGACAGGCAGAGGAAGAAGGTAGCGTTGCCCACAGACGCCAGCAGTTCGACGAGAAGAAAGCCGCATATGAAGAGCGCAAGGGTAAGCCAAGAAAGGCTGTGCCAGCGTCGGAGCTGTACGCAGATACGGTTCTATCTGATAGCCGAAAGATCATTGCAGAAGCGATACAGCTACCCGGTGAAATCCGTAGGGAAGTAACAAAGTCGGCGGCTGAAGTGCTAACAACGGTTAAAGAGAGGCTTGAACAAAGCGGAGAGCGAAGAAGATCAAAAATTATTGAGGATATCGAAGAGCGAGAGGCTAAAGACTAATGCCTTTTGTTGATGCGCCAGATGATCTCGTACTGATCAACAAGCTAACTAACCTTGCGGAAGCGCCCGAGGATGAAGATCCATCGGCACTCGAAATCGCAAGCGCGTTGTGGCGTCAAGAAAACACAATCGGCTCATTCGTTAATCAAGAGTCCGGCTTGCCCGATGGCGTGGACGACCAGTCATTCAACCCTTACGACTACCTATCGGAAGGCGAGAAGCTAGATAAAAAGTTTGTATCTCATGCGGCGCTGGCCGATACGGTCGATGAGATCGAAGCAGTACGCAAACAGTATGCCAGAGAGACAGCAGATCGAGAGACCATCAAGAAGGGTGGCGCTATGTCATTCCTTGTTGGCCTTGGCGTTGTCGGTGTCGCTGATCCTATTAACCTAATACCTATTGGCGGTGCGATTGCTAAGACCTACAAGGCGGGAAACTCGGTCCTTGATGCGGCAGTTATTACAGGCAGT